TCTGCTTGTGCATTCGTTAAGTTATCAGCAGAAGTACCTCCCATGTTATCCTTACCAGCAATGACTCGGCCACGAAGGTCGGGGATATTGAATGTGGTTGATCCATCTCCTACGCCATAGGTCGTTCCGACTATGCCAAATAAATCAGAGTAGGTTGTTCTGCTTATAGCCGCACCATCACAAAGTAAGTACCCTGTTGGCGCAGATGATCCAGCATAAGGCATAAGCGATGCAATCGGCATAAGTACACTTACAGCCGCACTATCGAGCTTGGCCGCTGTAACCGAACCGTCTTTTATGTGATTAGTATCGACTGCTCGATTGGCATCTACCGAAGCATCACTTGCCAACTCGTTTGAGCCGATTCCATTGCTTGGGACTTTAAGTTTACCTGTGCCTGTGTCTTTAACGATGGTGGATTCATCTGCTGGATCGTCAAAGGTTGCGAGATCCACAATGTCTTGCAGTTTTTGCGCGGTTACTTGGTCGCCTGATGCGAAGGATTGTCCTCTTGATAGTATGGCCATGATTTATTTCCTCTTTATGAAATGGATGTGGTTGATCGGTTGGTTATTCTTGCGTCTATTTTAACCGCCCGAATGTAGGGTCTGCCCAAAGATGGTTGGATGTCTGCCTGTACACCAAATCCGCGTTTGTTTATGCGGGTCCGGAGAGATGCCTCTTCGGAGTCCGGCAAGGTGCTTCCAAGCAAAGATGAAAAGCTGGTGGTGTCGGATACGGAGTCAGGATCTTCGGTGATGAATTGTATGTCTGCGTTGGTTTGCGAACCACTATTGCTTTTCACATGAATCTCGGACCGGCTAAATACTTTTCGATCCATACTATCAGCATCAAATTGGCGAGTGGTTAGCTGGCTTATTACAGGAATTGTTTTTTCATCTGCCTGACCAGGTGTTACTGATACAATATCTCCACCTTCCACCGCATCCACCTTATGCACCCCACCCTCTTCGGTGGTAATATAGAGGGCATTCTGTGCGCCTTCCCGAGCTACGATTAATTCCCGAATGGCAAAGTCTATCGAGTTTACAGAGTCGATACTCTCAAACCCGCCATTAATAAAATTAAATATTATAATGGTATTCAACTTCCTACCATTGCCATTGCCTGGGGCAGAATCCAGGGGCAAAGCGATCCAATATCTATTATTAAAATAAACTGCACAGGACAGGTGAGCATAGTCCTGATTTATACGATCTATGTAGGGCTGAATGGTTTCGGATATGGGTGTGCCTGTACCACGCAAGTTATAAGCATCTAAGAATTCCACCGAGTATATGCCTTGGTCGGATAGAAATAAAATCTTGTTGGCCACCTGGACGATTGATTTGCGGGCAGATGCACCGATCTCACTCGTCACAACATTGGTCGATACATCCGAGAGAGATCCACTTACGCCTGTGAGTAGGTGGATGGATTTTCGGTTAAATGCAACAATGCTGTCTTGTGTAAAAGGCTGGAGGCCTACCAGGTAATCGCTCTTACCCGCAGAGGCTCGGAATTGATTTCCTATGATATCGAATGTATCGGAATCGAAAATATCGGATGCCGCCAACTCATCCCTAATTTCTCGGTCCACAGGGATTGTGTCTCCCGTGTACCAATATGGAACCCATAATCTACGCTGGTGAAACTCTCCCCAAGGAGCGGCTGGCATATGCTCGTACCCTTTACCGATAGCTAGTGCCTTACTTACGGTGAGCGATGCACCTGAAGACTCATCCTGAACTCCCAGATTAAAGGTGAACTTTAAAAAGGGGTTACTGGCACTACCCGATGAATCAAAAACCGATGTAACTACTGCTTTTTGGTTTACGAATAACTCGTAGGGAGATGTTGCGTTGCGTATAGTTATCTCGTCACCTTTTTGCAGGTTGTGGCCTGCTCCGATATTCATGGTGACTACTCCATTTAATGCAGTTGCTGATGTATCTGTAAAGTAAGCTGGAGTAGTGTATGCACCATTGCTTACCCTAGTGAAATCCTCAAAGTATTCCACCTGTGCGCCGGATACATTGTAGCTGGCAACAGTTTGCGAGTCTGCCATCTCAACCGTGAAAGATGTGGAGGTGGGTGCAGTCTTTATCTGATAGCAGTTGTTAGGATCGTAAGTTGGCCAGCCTGTGAAGTTTGTGAGGGTTACAAAGTCACCTACTGATCGGCCATGATCTGCTGTGGTGTTTACAGTAATTACCTGCCCACTTTGCGATGCTGAACTGACTGAGCGATAGATCAGTTTTGGAGAGGCTGAAAGAGTGGTCTTGCGAGATCGGAAGATAAACATCTTATCAAACCCCTGTGCCATGCCTACTGGGTTATCTACAGTCTCTCCACCCGCCTCGTATCGGCATTTAAAAAGTGCTGAGTCTTTTAGCCGAATGATTACGCAAAGGTTATTGGTTGCCGAGAATATATAGTCATCATTATTGGATGACGCATCGCTATATACTGCCGATCCATACACCGCATTTACACCTTCATCATTGATGATAAAGTTCTGAGTTGATGACGCTACTGATGTATTTCCAACTGATGCACCCTGTGTAGAGAAAGTAGTATCTGCCCCCGTGTTGGCGAATGATATTGTTTTTGCAGATACATTTATAGCTGTAATCGTATGACTACCATTTATAGATACATCAATATTATCAATGTAAACTAAACTACTAACTGTAAAGTTTGATGACGGAGTGTCTTGAAGAGTAAGCGTAACTACATTACTTGTTCTTGATGCCGCAGTAACTACATAATTTAAAGTTGTCGCTATAGAGTTGCCTATACTTGCGACCGAGGTTGCTCCCACACTATTTCCAGCAATAGTAAATGCTTCCTGTTCTCCTGAAGATCCATCCGAATAAGTGATCGTTTTTGTGGTGAAGTTTACCGAGACTAAGACAAATGTGCCATTTGGATCGGTGGCATTTGTGTAGCCTAAGCCTTCGATGGTTATGTTTTCACCAGGTATAAATGCAAGACTTGGAGTGTCGTCTAATACAAGGGTAACATTTCCGCTATTATCGCGCTGTCCTGCTGTTACCAAATAAGGTATCCGCACAGCATCCTCACCCGATGTGATTGACCCAAAGAGTGTGGATAAGCCCTTACGGGGTTGCCATGTGCCATCATCGTTCATTCGGCCATTCTTCGACAGAGCAACCTCACCAGGCTTTAACTGGTTTGGACGCAGACGAGCATTCATCCGCAGAAAGAAGGTGTCCCCTTCCGAGATGAATGGATCGTCTAAGTTTCCGTATGATCGGTATCGGCTCATCTATTTCTTACGGATCTCCTGGTATAGCTTTATGGACATATAGACGAGGGTCACCGCACCTACCGCGATACCCAGGAAGGAGTCGATTGTGGATAAGCCAAAAGTGGCGGCTGTGCCACTCATTCCGGCAACTGATACGCGGTCAATCATGTTCATTTATCGTCTGCTGGGCGATGGCCCAAAATAAAATCCGAGGATGCCCATAAGGGCGGTGTGACCCATATAGGCGAGGTGGCCACTCGATAGCGTGATGGGGTCTTGGCTGGCTGGGTAGCTAATGAGGCCGAAGAGCCATTCCGTTCTGCCTTCTCCATGTGCGTTGGTGATGGAGAGGAATTCTGCCGATGGGAAGAGGGTGCAGAACAGGACGCACAAACACAGAGTGCCAATCCCCATAAAAGCAATAATTCTACGAGAAAAATCCCGGAACTCATTATTACCTCCTTTAGCCAATTCAGCTTGGAGCTTAAGAAAATTTTCATTTGCACGGCTTTCTCGTGCAAGTTCAAGCTCGTGCTTTTGGCGGCGATTCTCAAATAGTATTCCGAACCCACCCTTGAGCATAGCTCCCATAGCTGTAGAGCCACCCCCCGTAAGTAACATAAGAAGTATTTCGCCCATTTCACCGTGCTACTCCGTAGCGGATTTCGTCCAGCAAGGATTCATATTTTGTTAATCGATCTTTAATTAAGTCGATATTCATATTCTGCATAACATCAGCGGGTAACTCTCCCTCCCTGGGCCAAGTGTAGCGAAAGTCGCTATTCATCTCCACCTCATGCTTGAGGCGAAGGATCTCCATCTCCAGGGTATTTAATCGTGCATAGATCAGCATCGCTGAGTAGACCACGAAGATGGTCCCGCCAAAGACCTTCAGTAAAAACGCCAGCGGAGTCTTTACATTCGTATCCTCGCTGATGTTAGGAGCCATTATTAAAGGTCTAACGATGGCGACCACTCAGGAGTAGCTAATATCACCCTCATCTCATCGTTGTTGTATGTTGTTTTACCTAGTAATGATATAGGTGTTTCTCCGTAGAACTTCACAAAAGTCTTAGTGCCGTCTAATGAATAACGAAGTGTATCTACTGAACCTTCAACTACATCTGAAAAGTCTAAACTAGATGCTTCGGTGCTAGAAATTATGCAATAGTTCATATCTCAAAAAATTCTAATTCACTAAAGATTAAGTAAGTGCTGTGACCTCCGTTAGCTGTAACATTTATACGGTAGTAGCGATACGCTGTGTTATTCGTAAATGTATACTCGTTCCAAGCTGATCCGTAATTACTTGTCGTAGGTGTAGTCCAACTTGTTTCCCCCGTCCTAGAATCTAATGTAGTCCAATTAGTACCATCATTTGATCCATCAATAGTCCAATCTTTAGGATAATAACCACCTGATGTGCCGTAAGAAGTTATTATACGATAAGCGTTGATTGTTTTTGTCACACCACTTCCAAAGTCTTGTCCTACCCAACCTGTAGTATTGAAGCTACCTGTATGAGCATACCAAGACCCGGTTGCGGTTCCGTCAAATATCGAAGCATCAAAAGCTGCTTCCCTATAAGTTTCGTTAGTTGGTATAGCGTAAGATGAAGAAGCAATATTGGATGCGTTAGCAAATACCGCACCGTTAGATAGTGTACCTGTGTTAGAGTTGGTTGAATCATCCGTTAACGATGTGCCTGTACCGCTATCACTTTCTCCCATTTTCCACCAACCAACAGGAGAGTAAGAACTTAAGTCTCCTTGTCTTCCAGCTGAGTAAATACTAGATACATCTGAACTGGATAATACTGAATTAAATAAAGCCGCATTATCTATAGAACCTCCAAAGTACCCATAAGTACCTCTACCAAAATAATTGTAACCTCCGACACCAGCAGAACCTGTCGAGTAAGATTCAGAGGTAGCGTCCACATAAATAGTAACTGTACCTGAAGAAACTGTAGCTACTAAAAAATGCCACTCACTATCATTTAATCCCGAACCTGCGTTATAATACCAAGCCGGTGTACCCGTCCCGTAACCAAAACTTACTTTATCTACGCCAGCATTACTTAAACCAAGACCTAAGTAAATCTTATTAGTAAAAGAACCTATGGTTA